CGGATCGAAATACACATTATCGCTTCCCAGTAAATCTTCTAACATGCTATGGAGATGCAACCGTCGGGCTTGGCCCATTGTACACACCTCCAAGAGTTAAGATTAACCGAGGACGCTCAACTTTGACCGAAATAACAGTCCAGCGAGTGCCCATCCACGAAACATACTTGATGTCGGAGAAGTTCCCGATAAGAAACGCATCAGCAACAACGCTAATCTTCTGTTGAAGTCGAACGTCATTATTTGCGTTTTCGCCCTCTTGATTAGAGGACATAATGTCGAGAACATCTCCCTTGTACTCGCGCTCAGTGATTACATCTTTCCACACACCGTCAACTACTTCTGTAGGCGTTGCGTATCCGACTACATCAAAGAAGCGAGTCATCGTTGATCAGATCAGGCCTGGTACTCGAAGGTCCACTGATCGTTGGCGCTGGTCGCGAAGTAGTAACCAGAGGCAGCGGTCGCGAAGACCTCGAGAACGTCACCCTCAGCCAGAGTCACCGGAGAACCAGTGGTCAGCGTGGTGCCCTCGCCGTCCTTGTAGACAACGTGAGTCACGGTCGGAACAGTGATCTCGTTGCCATCACGAGCAGGAGCAGTCGGGTCAGCAAGCAGAACGTCGGTAGAGGCAACCTTGCGGAAGACCAGAGCCGACTTGGGCTGGGTCAGAGCACCGGAGCACCGGGTCTCGATCAGGTAGAGCAGCTTGTTGTAGTCGATGTCGAAGTCATCGAACATCGTAGCCTGACCGCCACGGTCCGCACCAAGGGTGTAGTCCGCGAGGTTGACCATGATGCCGACCAGGTCGTCAACGCGCTCCATAACCTCAACCGGAACGACCTCGGAGACACGCAGAACCGAGGCGACCTCCTGAAGGTTGCTGTAGATACGACGACCGAAGTTGTCCTTCACCGTAAGGAACGCGGCGATGATCGTCTCGGTCGTGTAGAAGGTGGGCTGACCAGTACCCTTGTAGTACTTCCGACTCTCAATGGCAGCGTCAACCAGCTCCTCCACAGAGCTGTCAGTGTCGTCAAGGTTCACGTACACCGTGGTGACATAGAGCTCAGCATCCGACGCAACAGGACGGATGTTGGTTTCCTTGATCTTGTCGTCGTCGCCGATAGAGCGACCGTCGCCAACAAGAATGGCGCCCGCGAGCTCCTCGTCGAGCATGACCTTCATCTCAGCCTTCAGCCAGGTAACGACGTCGAGGTCGACAATGTCGATCACGTCATCGCGGTCCAGCTTCTGCTTCTTGTAGATGGTCTGAGGAGTGGTCTCTCGCTTCGCCAGCGCGAAGTACTCCTCGTTCTTCATGTTGCCCTTGATGTAACCTCGGGCACGGGCCTCATCGGGAGTGATGTCGGCGGTGATGGTCTTGATTCGCGAGAAGGGGCTCTTCCGAACCGAACCGAGAACCTTGTCGACCCACTCCATGCGACGGCTGATGAATGCCGGGGAGCTCTCGAGGGTCTTGGCGTCCGGGAAGAGATACTCGATGTTCTCAATCCCGTGCTGAAGAGTACCACCGACGGTGACTCCGTGATTGATCACGAAGTCCTCGACAGCGTCCTTAAGGGAGCCGTTCTTCTTGGCAAAGGAAACGATGCTCTTCAGGTCGTCGTGCGTGAGGGTAGCGCGCTGCATGGTAGCGGTACCGCCCTGGCCCGACTGATCGAACACGTTGTGGTGCGTCATGCTGTTGTCCTCCTGGGTGATGGTGTCGTGCTGGACGGTATCGCCAGCCTCGTCGGTGTCGGCAGCGGAATCGTCAGATGCGACCTCATCGGCCTCACCCTCATCCTCTTCGGCGCCCCCGGTGGATTCGGACTCTTCAGACTCTTCAGACTCTTCAGACTCGTCGGCCTCATTGGCCTCGTCCGCCTCATCCGACTCGTCGTCAGCGGCTTCCTCTTCCTGGTTGTCAGCGTCAGCTTCGATAACATCGCTGTCGGTGTCGCTGTGCTGGACGTCGCTCCCCACCGTGAGAGCCTGACTGAGAAGGTAGTTGACCGCGGTCATCTGCTCCTCGTTGAGCGTGCCGAGAATCTCTTCAACATCAAGAGTGGGATCGGCCGTAGCGGCGGCATGTGAGAGCTCAACCTCCATACCAGTGGTGATGATTGCCTCGTCGGAAACTAAGTTGTAGTCGCCATCCATATGAGCAAACTCAGTACCGTCGATCGTAGCTCCGGGGTTTCCCGCAGCAATTACTAAACTAACCTCACGAATCTTGCCCTTGATGACATCGCGAAGGTTACGAGCACGATCGCGAATCTGCTCAACGAGGTTGCCAGCGTGAATAGACATGAAGCGAATATCGCCATGCGAAACAGCGATCTTAGCAGCCTTGCCTGCAGCAGTCTCATTGAAGAAGGCGTCCGCACGGACACCCTCAGGGCGGTTGGTCAGCTTTACGTAGCCGAGAAGGTTTCCGACGTCGGTATGCCCGTGCTGGTAGACCAGTGGAACAATTTCACCGTCGTCCTCGGCGAACGCATCCTGTCGAATGGTACGCCCATCCGTACAGAGCACGTCATTTCGAGTGGCCCAGCCACTGAAATCCGGTTCCGTCATGTTGAAGGCATCCTTTCTACTGCTTTAGTCTGAGTCGGGTCAGGTGCAGTTGTAGTTGAAGCGCCACCGTCACTCGCTGGAGCAAGAGCTGGCGGTGCATTGGTTCCAGAGCCGTCAACAATCTGTTTGTCAAGCGGCATATTGCTGTTCACTAAGGCCTTTGCTTGCGCCTCGGGCCGAGGTTTGAGGCCAATAGCTGGTCGAACCTCGTTTGCAGAGACAATCTGGTTTCGACTCAAAGAGTTAACCACATCTGCCAACTTGCTAATAGCAATCATCTTGAACGGCATCTGGAAGTACATAATCGTCTGACCCTGAGACCTAGCAGTCTTAGTCAAGAACGTTCTGGTCATTGCCTCCACAATTGCGTCGAGAACTGGCTCAATAGTCCGGTTCATGTAATTGAGCATAGCAACATCATCCGCTGTGCCATTCATGATTTCCGGAGTAAGACCCAACTCTCCATATAATTCTTCTTTCAAATACTTGACTTGCTCAAGAAGATTGTTTTCAACAGCTCGGTTAAGCTGAGTAATCTTCTCAGTTCCGTCAGTATAAGCAATGCCATAGGTGCTACCAGACAACTGAGACTCTAACTCCGTGCGTCGCTTTTCGGCTTGCTGTCGTCGAGTATCAGTCTTTACCACATAAGGAAGCTGAATGATAATGTCGAGTTTACCTGAACTAGAAATCTCATCGACGTTATCAAGAAGGCTCAGCTTATGAACTAGTCGTTGTAAAGTAGAGTTTGGTTCATTCATTACAGCATAGAACGGGTTCTCTACGATTGCGACCGTTTCTTTTGGAAGAATAATTTCTTCTTGCTGTCCGGTTTTCTCATTGTAAACTCGAACTCGGACATGCTTGGGGAACCACTCTCTAATAGTTCCAACACGGATTGTGCGAACATCCCAACTTCCAGTAACACTCGGATTAAACGTTGTATCAACCGGAACAATGGCAATTACGCCCTCAGAGAAAAGAGTCCATGCCATATCTTGACGAATATGTCGTCCTCCCTGATCAATATTCGCCGCTACACTTAGACACTCATTCAAACCAGAATTGATGCGTTCTAGGTATTGCTGGTCTTTGGTGTCGACCCGACAATGTTCCATCTTAACGCTAGCCACGTCGATAGACAATCGAGTATAGATCGATGAGATGATCGTTCGTTCGCTGTAGATACGAAGCCGAGGGCGATCTGGCCTGGTAGATGTACCCGGTCCAATCTCAGCTGGGAGATACGTTGTCTGTACTTCTCCAGGAGCAAGAAACGTATTCCATGCATGCTTAAGTCTTGATCCTAAGCTCACTTATCGTCACCTCCTTGTCAGTAGTCATTCACTCGAAGTCCTCCTTGTGAAGTTTGAAAGCAACCCATGCATCGACGAGCGCTGAAACATTGTCAATCTTTTCTTCGTGACGACGCTTAAGTAACTTGCGGTTTCCATTGGTGTCTTCAATAGTGATAGCGTTTCCCATACACCACCCCATTAAGAACTCATCAAACAGTAATAGTCCAGCTTCAGCCATCTTTTTGATCTCACCAAGTGGAACCGATTCAGTGCGCGCACCTTGAATGACCTTTTCAATGTTATATACGCCCTGCTCTTGCTCCCATCTAAGAACGAACTCTTTAGCGTTATATGGGTCAAATCCGAGCGCATTAACGTCGTATTCGTTTCTTTCGATGTAGTCTGTTAGATCGTCAAACACATCCCCGCTCACATCAAGGATTGTAGATGGCATAACGACTAGAGAGCCTTCGTTTATAAATTCATCATACTTGTGGCGCAAAGCACCTGGAAGTTGATGAAGGGTCATTTCAGTGATATAACTTCGCGTTTTAATTCCATAAGCCCCATCTCGAAGAGGGACAAGGAATGTGAACGCACAGAAGTCATCTCCACGAGAAAGGTCGACGCCCATTGAAACTGGAAGTCCTCTGAAGTCGAGACGTCTTTCAATCGGGATAGTTTCTTCATAAGCAAAGAACCACGTATACCCTTCCATAGGAAGTCCAAAACGCTTAGCTAAAATATCATTTCGAGCGGCTGGGGCCTTCTCTGAGCGCTCTACATCTAAGTGATAAACGTCATACTCGACAGTAAAACCAAGATTTGGTTGAGCCTTGGGCCACATTTCGGGTTGGCCGACTTCTTCGACACTATCAAGCTTATAATGCCAGATAGAAATATGAGGAGCATAATACTCTCCTCTTAAAATATCGGCGAGCTCCATCTTGATTGTATCACCAGAACCATTACGAACCGTTCCTTCAGAACTAATGGCCACAATCAAATAGTCAGGCATTTTAGATGCGCCTTGTTCGATCGATCCGATTACATCCTCACGCAAATCACCAGACAGCCACTCATCGACTGTGGAGACTTTGGGGCGAAGACCTTGTAATTTGTTGATCGACATTGGTCGAATCTCTAAAAGAGAATTTGTTAGAAAGCTTTCAATTCCCTTTTTAGTAGAGGCCAAATGGGTACGGTCGAATCGTGAGCCAGTGGTGTTCTGAAGAGATCCAAGTGTAAGAAACTTGAATAAGGGCCCTCGTGCTCGTGCAATAGCGGTACGAATCGGAGACATTACTTCTTCGGCCTGTTTCATCGTTGGCGCTGAAGTAATTTGGTGGGTCGTGTCTGAATCAACTGTTAAGAAATATGCTTGAAGCGCGGCCGCATACATGGATTTTGCTCCACCACGAGCCACAATCAAATACTGTTTAGTAGTTAACCGTTTTTTTACAACCTTTGTAACGTAACCAGCTTTTTTGAACTCAGTTGCCGGTTCGAAAACTTGGCGTTCTGCATAAAACCACCAGCCGAAAATCTGCTCAGCCCAAAGCTTGAAAGTATCTAGCAAATGAAGATCTGAACCATCTGTTAAAGTTAACTCACTTTCGCAGAATTTAATGAAACCATCAATTGCTTTGTCATCGTAATAGATGTCTGGATCTGCAATCAATGCATCAATTCGATTCATCTCAAGGGAAATCTCATTGCAAACTGGAATTTCCCCACGCATTACCTTTTCGCGAAAGAGGCCGTAATACTTTGGTATAGCAGTATTCGACAGCACTACGGCCTCCTTCCCGTTACTTCTTCGCCTTCATGGTCTTAAGATCGATGGCGTGTTTTGGCGTGTATCCACGGTTTCCAAATAAGAAACTCTCAATACCCTGGTTAAGCCGACCGTCAGAAGCTTTATTTAGCTTATTATAAGCATCGAAACCAGACGAAGCGGACTTCACTAAACGATCAACTCTATCTAGCTTAGAAGGATTCATCTGACTCTGTAGCTGACTGTATTTCATCTTCAATTCAAGCGCCTGAACCTTTGCCTGAAGCTCCGCGTTCGGGTCCTTCTTGGGATTGAACATGGTATCGTACTGCTTTACCAGATTAGCACGGTTGACGGCGTCCTGAATTTCCTTCGTAGACAGGTCGTACCCAGGCTTAAGCGAAGATTTTACAATTCGCTCGGCATCGGCAGACATCTCAACCTTTCGCCAGTTGCCATCTGATTGCATTTCCTGAACCGTACTAGAACCATCAGATTCAACAACGATCTTACGATCGCCGGGTTTAGGCGTTGCATTAGCAGACTTAGAGCGAAGACCCTTCAAGCCCCCAGAAACAGTACCATCAGATCCACGTTCACGACGAATACCCCAACGTTGGCCTTTAACACCATGGTGGGTGAGAGCGAATTCAGGAAAATCTAAATAGGTAATGAACCCATCCTCGTCAACCTCACCAGTAAGCACCAGACCCTCAAAGTTATAGTTTTCAAGGTCTTCAGCATGCGTCAGTTTAGCTTCTTGAGCGGCGTTGTTGTTCTGCTTCTTAACGACTCGCACAAGTTGCTTGGCGATCTTAACGTTGAAGCGGGGGCCAATACGAGCTCCAATATAATCGTTCTCTAAGCGATCAATCTTAACTTCGTACATGCGCGAAGGAGACAGGCCATGCGTCTTGTAAGCAGCCTTATCTAAACTGCTATTTAAAATATGTCCAACTTCAGCGTCATAGCGAGTTCGTGCTAAAGCGTCCTTCTTAATGTTCAGGCCCCGCTCTTTATAGTCTTTGTTAAGCTGTTGGGTCTGACGATTGGCGTCTCGAGCAGCGATTTGGGCAATCTTCTCCATCTTGGGGTTAGCTTCGACTTTAGCTTTCCACTTTGAATCATAGCGGTTGACGTAGTCGTCCATAGCCATGGTATCGCCCGGATTCATTTTGCTTAGTTTTCTTCGAACGCCCCAACGCATACCCTGTTTTCCATAATGCATGAGTTCGCCAAGTTTAGTACCAGCCAATCCAGAAGCATGCATGAACGCCTCAATGCCCATGTCAGCACTCCATGCGACGTCCTCATCCCATTCAGATGAGAGATCGAACGTCGGACCAGTATAGTCATCAGTCCAAACCGCGATTTTGTCGAAAGACACATAACCGATTTCGTGATCTTTATCATCGGTATGAGCAGGAGTAGCTGGGTAACCAAGCGTCAAATGCGGAGTCCACCCATCAAACTGATCAGTGGTTAAATATGCTTCTTTA